TAGCGTGAATGTGCTACCGGCATTCGCCATGGACAACGAAGCATGGGATTGGATGATTCCTAAACCCGACACCTCATCCGCTTTCAACGTAGAAAAAGAGGCCAGACGCCTAGAGAACACTCCAAACGCCGGCCCCATCGCCGCTCAGTTGTACAGAGCCTGGAATATGCAGCAGACGTTGCTACAGCAGGCAACAAATCGGATTGCAGCCCTAGAGCTACAACTGATGAAAGGCAATCAAGCGGATGCCTGAACGTTCTTCCAGGTCTTGCCGTATTTGATCAGGTTTACGGTTGTTACGTGGACGCCATAGTCGTTGGCGATTTTTTGTGTTGATTCATTGCCTGCAGCAAGGCGGGCTTTGATCTCAGCCACCTTTTCAGCATTCAGGGCACCGCGCTTGCGCTTGGCCTTGCGGCGCTTGCCGACGATTGAAGGTGTTTCGTCAGTTTCGGTGATGGCCTTGGGTTGAGCCGCGCCACCGGCCCTGATGACCTGTGCGCTTTCAAGCAACCGCTGGATCTGGCCAATGCGGTTGTTCAGCTCAACAACTTGAGAATCGGTGAGGATAATCATGGGTTGCATCAGAAAGAGGATTCAGGGGATTCGGGTTTGAGCGGGCTAAAGGAGCCTTTGTTGCCCCATTTACCGCCCCACAACGAAAAACCGGTTTGCTCGGTGTATTCGTCTTTGCCGGTGTAAACGCGGATTTTGGTGTTGTTGGCCTCAGCCTGTTCGGCCATGGTCATCAGGTAGTTCGCAGCCGCCATCGCCTGTTCAGGCGTGAAATCAACGACGATTTGTTCCTCAGGTGATTTGTCGTTTTTACGGTTGCGGTTTTCTTGAATACGGAATTTCGCCGTAAAGGCAACGTCAGCCATGTGTGCTCAGAAAAGTGGTGATGATGTGACGCAGGGCCTGATTGATGTTCTGCCCCGATTTGGTGCAGTAAGCCCTTAGTTGACGGTGAAGGTCAGATGGAAGCTTTGCCGCCACGATGTAGCGGTTCTTCCTTCTGTTCACCTCCTCTGCGGTTTTGGGCCGGCGCCCTGTCATACGGGATTTTCAGCGATGTACTTTTCAATAAATTCCTTGTGTTCAGGGAATTGGATACGGTCGGCGATACGTGGCGCCATGATCTTGAATTGCTTTTTGAAGGCGGTGATCAGGTCGTCCCGTTTGTCGTATGCCTTGACCAAGCCTTTGACTTCCTCAATCTGATCGTCAGTCAGAAAGACGACCTTTGATTCGGCCTTGGTCTTGGTCTTGGGCTCTGCTTTGGTTTCGACCTTGGGCTGAGTGTCCCGCACTTGGGATGGTTCAGCCTTTGGCGCCTCCTGCTGCAGGGCAGGCTTTGCTTCACGGTGCGGGTTTTCTACCGGTTCCCGCGCCCAGAGCTGCCAACCCAAACCAAACTGAGCAGCAGCAGCGGTACAGAGGCAACGACGGTGTGCATCGGTGAGATCACGCGCTGTGACCTTTTCAAATGCAATCGCGTTGTTGCGGTTGTCCATAACCGCCTGAGGGAAATACGGCGTCTCGTTGCCGTTGATGTGTTCAAAGAACCCGACCACATAAGCGGTTCCGTCGGGAGCCTTCCATGCGTGGCCGGTTTCATCGTGAGCCTTAAGAGCAAATTGCCAGCCAGGCGCATGGTCATGCAGGAGATGAGAGACGCGGCACCAGTTGATGTAATCAGCGGCGTAGGAGCCTGTGCCCTTGGTTGATACATCAGCTTGAGTGATCACATCCCCGAGGTTGGGGTAATCGTTCATAAGCGTGCGGTGTTGTGTGGTGATCGGTGAGGACGGGCCTCCGGACCCATCTGGAGTATACCCCTAAATGCAAGGGCTGTCTACACGGCCTCAAACCTCAGCCCGCAAACCTTGCTGCCGTTATGTACCGCCCTAGCAACACACTGCCTAACCACATGAATATCCCGAGCGGCAGCGCCAAGGCTTGGGTAGATCTTGCCAGTGTCAATGCAGCGCACTCGCATACTCGGAAACATCTTTGCTGGGCGATTTGGGTAGGCCCGCAAAATCTCCTTTGCCCAGCGTGAGTCTTCCAATAAGATCTGCAACCCGATCTCGTCTGCCCCACCGAGACACTCAGGGTGATGGCGAGCAAAATCCTTAAACTGCTTGCCGGTGACGTAATTAAACGCCTTGTATTTGTGATCGTGCTGATAAGTCTCTAGCGGATGTTTCTTTAGCTTTTTCCATCCGTGGATCGTGTCACGCGGAATTTTGAGCATCTGACTCAACCGCATCGGCGAGTAATACTCAATAGTCGGACGCGTTGAGTACCCAAGCGCCCTGATCTTTTTATCCAAGGAATTCTTGGTTCTGGTCTTGTAGCCATTCATCGCCGCCCACGCATTAAATGCCCGCAGGAACTGGCTCAGCGGTCTGCTTTGAATGTTTTCCAGCAGCCAATCAACCTCTTCCTGTTTCCAAGGGTTAGGCGCAACACGTCTGGCAACACTGCATTCCTTGCTGCATGTTTTACGTGTTGAAGGGCGGCCATTGCGCTTGATTTTGATATCAAACCGCGTGCCGCAAACTGCACAGGGGCGTGTGTACTGGGTGAGCTTCACAGTTGATTGATGGTAATTAACGCTCCGGGTAGCTCGCCTTCACCGGCATAGACCTTGCAGCAGATCAAATTAACGACCTGCGAATCGTCTTTGATCAAAACGCCTGTAATGCCGTCAAGGGTTGACCTGCACAGCTTGTCAAGGTCTGGCCTGGTGGGCTTGTAAAAAGGTGCGTCCTTTTTAAGTTCTCCTTTTGTGTTGTAGTGAGAAACTAAACGATTAAAAATAAATGTGATCTGAACAAAAACCGGCGTGGTGATCATCGGTTCGCCCGTTGCCAGGGCGGCTTGACTCACCGCATAGCGCCACGGCTTAACGCGAGCGCATGATTCACGCATGATCCCGTTGCCCACATGAGTTTTGCTACCTTGTGGCGCCGGTTCAATCCCTTGAACAGCAAACTTCATTTCGTCTGTATAAGGCAACGATTCAGGTGCTCAACTGGTGTGCTCAACGTAATGCCGACCACATCAGGGCGCTTGGACAGTAACCAAAAAAGAAAGCGTGTTTGCCAGGTCAGGTTATGAGGGTTGGCCATGGGAGCGAATCAGGCAGTTTTCAAGGTGGATTTTTTCGCGTGCTGATTGGTAGTACAGGCTGCGTGCCTCTTCCTTTGGGTCAACGGTCAGCAGGTAGCTAGTCAGCTCAGCAACGGCATTGGTGTATTGCTCTGGATCCCATAGGTCGTACTTAGCCAAGATGGCCTCAATCCGGTCGTCTATGGGAGAGCCAGCCATTAGAACTCTGCCTTTGGCAGCGTCACTCTCCAGTATTCTGTTTCCTTCTTAGTGGCGATGCCCTCAAACTGCTCTAGCTGCTGCAGTTCCTTGACGGCATTGCTGTACTGCCAACTCGTGCGGGTGCAGCGGGATACCTTGATGCCATGCATGGCAAGGTTGCCTTCGTCGTCTTTGATGTCGTCTAGGTCGCCTGCGGTGTACATCAGAGCAAGGTCATCCATAAGGCGATCAAGAATTTCCTGATGACGTGCGATTTCCTTTTTGGTGCTGGCGATGACGCCAAGGAGTGTGCTGGGGTTGGTCATGGTGAAGAAAAAGCCCCATGAGGGGCCATGAGATCAGAACAGGAGGCCAAGGCAGAAGCTCACGGCTGCAATCCATAAAGCAACGGTGATCTGTTCTTTGGATTCGTTCACCTGTTGTTCAAGGGTTGAGGTGGTGTCGGCTTGCTGCTGTAGCAGGTCGATCAGTTGCGCCTTGGTGGCACGGTTGAGGTTGGTCATGGCGTTTCGTGTCGTGGTGGCATCGCTGCCATAGGGAGTATACCCCTAAGCGGAGCGTGTGGCAAGCCTTCTCAAAACTCAGGCTGATTCAGCATCAAAAACGCATCACGAGCGCCCTGCCACTCAATCACCGCCTCATCCACATCCACCTTCTGCAGCGTCGTGCTGCCAGGCCGGCTCCACAGCACGCCAGCCTTCTGTACGTACAACTGCGGCCAATGCAGGCTGAGCATCCCTAAATACCCACCTAGCTGAGGGCTCACGTCATACGGGCTGGCATCGGCCTTGCCCTGCGTCTTCAAATCCACCAACACAAGCTGCTGATGGTCATCCTTACGCCGCAGCAAGCAATCAAAGCTGCCCGCAATGTTGCGCTCTAGATCTGCCAGCCGATACTCACAGGCCACAGCCTCATACGTATTCCAAACGGAATGTTCAAGCAGCGGCTCCACCCATTCGCTGTATTCCTCCGGATACTTCCCTGGCTCACCAGTCGTCAGAAAGGTCTCCAGCGCCAAATGCACCGCCTTCCCACGCGGCTCCCAGATGTGTTTCGTCTCCATAATCCGCTTCATCGCCCACGCATCCTTCGTGCCCTTGCACACCTGAGTTACTGAATGATTCAGCCACTGACCCGTGGGCTGCCATTGGTAGCGGTGTGCCTCCTCGTTGAACAGGATCGGTAGCGGCTGGAGCCAGCGCGAAGTCTCTTGGGTCTGTGACTTGGACGCGTTCGGACGGTGTGGGCTCATCTCTGAGGGGATTACGAAAGACAGGCGGTGTGAAGCCGGGAATGCGCTTGGCATCTTCCATTGTGATGACCCAGCCCGGCGATGGCTTATCCAAGTCCTCCAGCCGCCAATGGCCAGCAGCGATGCCACGGCGCAATAACAGGCGTACTTCAGTCAGGTCAAAGGCAAGACGCATCAGATGTGGCTCCATAGCCGTTCCTTGTCTGCCTTATCACGCTCTGAAGCGGCCATGGGATGCACGACGTAACGCGCTGCCAGCGGGCTCCTGGGGTCATCAGCGCCCACGTTCGGGCAGAAGGTCATGTAAAGGCCCTGATCGTCGTACTTGCCCATGGGGTGCCCGTAAGCGGCATCAGGCGGTGCTGTGCGGGTCGTGGTAACGCTGTAGCTCACTTGTTTGGTCTTGGCATCAGCGGTCTGCCAGACGTACTTGCCCTTGTTTTCTGGTGCGTACAGTTTCATGGCGAGTCTTAAACGGGATTACCGATCTCGAAGTTTTGGATTGATCAGCCTGCGCTCTGCTGATGCACGGGGCGAACGGGCTGACCATTGACGATCAGATGTCTCCTGCCTGCGCAGCCATTGAGCTGTTGTTTGCCCGTCCCTAGGGCCGCTACGCGGTAGCCGCGTGATCTTGGGTTGGTCGTTGGTTTCCATGATCAGTCGTCGTAAACCCAGCAGCGGTTGCCCTCGTCCCAATACTTACCGCCGCTCTGACGCTTGTGCTCTTCGAGATACACCTCGTACTTGCCGTCACGAAGCCAACGGAACAGGTCAGGAAGGCTGCCTACAAACTCCCCGGCACCCATCTTGCGCTTCTGCTCGGCAATCGCCCTTCTAGCGGCTTCTAGGAGGGTTTCAGGGCCTTCAAGGGCAACGATGCCCTTCCACTCGTCAAATGCCTTCGGCTTGGTCTGAGATGAGACGCGATCAGGCGCAGATTGATACAGCTTCCACAGCTCCTCGAACTCCGGCGTGTAATTAGCTTTTTTGCGCTTTTTGCTAGCGATTGCAACTTCTTCTGGATTTTCGTTATTTTTTTCCGACCGTTCTTTATTATTTAGATTATAAGATTCTTTATTAGTAATACTAGAAGAAGAATTAGAGGCTTCGCTCCCTGTCGGTCGCTCCGCCAGCGTAACGTCCCTGTCAACCCCTAGCTCAATCAAATAGGCGCAAAAGCCAGACAGGGACATGGTTCTGGGCTTGTAACGCTCCAAGTCACAAACCAAATCCTCCGGTAATCGCAGAAATACACCCTTTGCCATTGCTTGCAGTTGATAGCGGATAAAGGACAGGTGCTAACGGGTGTTGCAATCGCTAGCAGGGAAACCTTAGCCGGATTTTTGGCCATGGCAAGCCCCTCCCATCAATTTCTTTTGGGTCCAATCCTGCGAAACCTTGTCCCACGCGTCGCGTCTTGCGACTCAATAGCGTGCGTTATTGACCAAATCCCTATACACTTCCAGCATCATTCAGAGACGCCTGATGGCTACGCTGTCAGACCTAAAGCAAGATCACAAAAACGCCCGCAAGCGCACCCAAGCTTCCGCATCCCTTCTTCAGGAGTCCCTACAGCGCTACGGCCCCGCACGCTCCATCGTCATTGACGAGGACAACCGCATCCTTGCCGGGAACGGCACCGTTGAAGCCGCCATCAACCTGGGCATCGACGGCCTGCGCATCATCGACGCCGCACCCGATGAGCTGATCGCTGTTCGCCGCACTGGCCTTTCCGAAGATCAAAAGGTTGGCCTTGCCCTTGCCGATAACCGCACCGCTGACTTGGCCGAATGGGATGCGGAAATGCTGCAGCAGCTCAGCAAAGAGCACGACATCGCCCCTTGGTTTCAGGAGGATGATCTTGAGACGCTCCTAGAGCAGGTTGAAAGGCTAGAGCCCGTCGAAGGCAACACCGACCCTGATGAGGTACCCGAAGCACCTGAGCAGCCCATCACCAAGCCAGGTGACCTCTGGATTCTCGGTAACCACCGCCTCCTCTGCGGTGACTCCACCAACATCCAGCACGTTGAACGGCTGATGGATGGCAAGAAGGCGGACATCACGATCACAAGCCCGCCATACGGCGTGAATCTCTCTTACAAGTCATACAAAGACAGCTTTGACCAAACCCTTCAGCTGATCAAAGACGTTATCCCGCTGATTGCTGCTCATACCAAAGATTACGCTGTTATCAATTTCGCGGATATTGTGTCTGGGTCTGAAATCGTCGGAACCGATGGACCATGCCAGTATTTGATGGGCGGCAATTACTTTGAAGCATTTCGCGCTTCTGGTTGGGTGCTCTGGTCCCAGCGCATCTGGAAAAAGCCACACGCCAAGGTCTCTGCGCCGTGGACGTGTAACTCCAATCGCGCTGCTGCAGACTGGGAGCATATCTATACTTTTGCGTCGACAAAACCTTCGTTCAATGAGCGGTGCAATGGCTCGCATTTTGGCGTCATAGACTCTGCTGATTCTGGCGAGTCGAAAGTCCTAGACAAACATCCAGGTGCTTTCCCCGTATTTATTCCTGAAACTCTCATCCCGATTCATTCAAAGCCAAATGCAGTCGTGCTGGAACCATTCGGCGGCACTGGAACTACGCTCATCGCATGTGAGCGGCTAGGTCGCAAAGCTCGCCTCATGGAACTCGACCCCGCCTATTGCGACGTGATAATCAAACGCTGGGAAGACTTCACCGGCAACACCGCCATCTGCCATCCTTCAAATAATCATTTCGCAAACACCGAGGATGACATCTAATGGCCGCCAGAGAAAGCACAAAAGCTGAGGTTCAATACCGCGCTAGTCGTCTTGCTCGCATCATCGCTAACGGCGGGAAACGGTCTGACTGTGTTCGATACGGTACTGAGACATGGGGGGTTACAGAGCGTTCAATCGACAAATATCTCAAGCTTGCGCGTGAACAAATACGGGAAGATTGGGCGCATGACACAACACAAATGCTGGCCGATTTACTAAGTCAAACCAGCACATTGCACATGGAGGCCCGCAAAGCTGGTCAACTGCACATTGCCCTCGGCTGCATCAACACAATGGCCAAGCTGGCCAAGCTCATCGCGTGAGCGTTCTTGCTGCTGTTGAATCGCGTGGCATCCTTGCCATTCCGGGTTTTGCTGAAAACCTACCGACAGCAGCCGATGCGATTGATCGCGTCAAAACCAACCTGCTGCCGCATCAGCAAAAGTTTTTAGAAGACACGGAGCACCGCAAGCTTGCCCTCGTCTGCGGGTTTGGTGCGGGCAAGACGCACGGCCTAGTTGCAAAAGCTGTGCATATGGCGGCATTAAATATCGGCTACGTGTCAGCCCTGTTTGAACCTGTGGCGCCGATGTTGCGCGACATTTTGCAGCGCACGATGGATGACCTGCTTGAACAGTGGGAAATACCTTTTGATTTCCGCGTTAGCCCGTTGCCGGAATACACCCTGCACTTTGCAGAGGGTAGTCACACGATCCTGCTGCGCACGATGGAAACATGGAACCGCATCCGTGGCCAGAACCTCTGCGCTATTGGTTTTGACGAAGCCGACACGGCAAACAAACGCGTAGCAGAGCAGGCGACACGCATGGCCCTTGCTCGTCTTCGTGCTGGCAACGTGCAGCAGTTCTATGCCGCCACCACGCCTGAGGGTTATGGCTGGGCATTTGACACGTTCGACCGGAACGCCGGGGAAGACACGGCTTTGATCCGTGCTCGCACCATGGATAACCCTTATTTGCCCGATGGCTTTATCGACAGCCTGATGGCAAACTATCCGCCGCAGTTGATCAAGTCCTACCTAGAGGGGCAATGGGTCAACCTCAACACTGGCCAGGTATACGACCGCTTTGATCGTGCCAAGCATGTGGTGGCCAGCGTGCCTGATGTAAGCCGTGAGCCGCTGCGGGTTGGGGTGGACTTCAACGTGGGCAACATGTCGGCTGTGATCGGGGTGCGAATTGGCAACAGCCTGCTGGTGATCGACGAAATCAGCAAAGCGCACGACACGGACGCGCTGGCAAGCGAGATCAAGCGCCGTTACCCCGACAGACGTATATATGTCTACCCGGATGCCTCAGGCGGCAACCGCAGCACCAACGCCAGTCGCACGGACATTCAGATCCTTGAAAGCCACGGGTTCAGTAATCAGTCGGGCAAGGCCAATCCGCCCGTTCGTGATCGGGTGCTCAACATGCAAACCCTCTTAGAAAATGCCAAAGGTGAGGTTCGGTTCAAAGTGTCAGAAACTTGCAAACGGCTGATCGAGTGCTTGGAGTTGCAGTCGTATGACGACAAGGGCAATCCAGATAAGCAGGCGGGTTTTGACCACCTTTGTGACGCGGTGACGTACCTGGCTTTCTGGGAGTTCAGCGTTGGGCGCTCCGGCATTGGCCGCGGCACTGGTGTGCGCCTGTATTGACGATTTGCGAAGTGACCACCGGGGTGCTTGCCAGATGGCAGGGGTATACCCCATAATTAAGGGACAGGGGGCGACCCCACCACACACAAGACCATGACCACCGCAACCATCCCCGCTCTCCCCACCGGCACCGGCCACTTCCTGATCTCTGCCGATGGCACTGAGCTGATTCGTTTCTCTGACGCCGGCGACCACCAGATGCTCATGAATCGCTTTGCCATCGAAGCCGGCGAGTGGGTTATCAAGAGTGGCGGTTTCAACTGGGTTGGCATCATGCGCCAGCGTTATCAAGCCTTCGTCGCCAAGGGCTACCGCAAAATCGGCTGATTCACCGGCCCCTTCGGGGGCTTTTCTTATGACACAACAACACCCCATCACCCCACCGCCAGAGCTGGTGCAGCAGTGGCTTGGTGAGTTCTTCGGCTGCACGGTTAGCGGTGAGCTGAGTGATTCAGAGCGTTTTCTTGCCACCCGCGCCGCTCAATGGGGCGCCGATCAAGAGCTGGAGGCGTGCTGTGAGTGGCTGGTCAGCGAAGGGTGGTTCAAATACGAACACGAGGCTGTGGAAGATCTTCGCGCCGCCCGCCGCCCCAAGCCGCCGAGCTTGAAGGAGCAGGCTTTGCAAGCGCTCTCGCACCTGCTCGATGGTGCAGCTCACTCAATGGACACAACGGAGCCCGCCGATTACATCCGCCGCGCACTGGAGCAACTCGATGACTGAACTTTCACCCGCCGCGCAGGCAGTAATTGATACGTGGTGGAACGCCTCCGATGGCGAATACATTAACGGTGTTTGGACTCCGAATAGGTCTGCTCAGCTTGCTGCCGCCCTGCGAGCTGCTGCGGATCAGGTGGCTCCGTGGCAACCAGAGCCTACAGAGGAATCCCTTGGCCCAACCATTGACTTCGGTTATGCGTGGGCACTGTTTTCAAAAACAAATGATGTTAGACAAGAACTCCTCGCCATCGCTGATGAGCTTGAAGCCCAGTAGTCACCTTTACTAAACTGCACCTGTTCCCGCTCTGCCTTGGCATCGGGCTGTGCCTTTTCCTTATGTCCGCACCCCTCTGGCGCGATCTTGAGGCCGCCTTTGACTCCGTTCAGGACAACGGCTCATACGACTTCAACGAAGCCGCCTCAGCCATGCTCACCGTCATTCAGCAATGGCTTTACGACGAAGGCTTTGACGAAGCCGGTGATGCGCTTGACGATGAAATCAACCGCGCTGATCAAGGCGAATAAACTTTGATCCTGCTGGGTCGGTTCAAACCGTAAGGCTGAACGCCGTGTGTGGCGGTATCGGAGGCCCAGCCATCATTTGGGGATTAACCTAGAACCATAGACTTTGTGCATGGTTAGGCGCAAAAGATGACGTACACCGGCTTTCGTCATTACGACCGGCTTCTGACGCGCAAGGCAACGCAGGTACAGGATCCCAATAGCTCTTGGGCTGCGCAGGAACCGCATTGGATCTTGATTGAAGATCTGATGGAAGGCACCTATGGGATGCGTCGCAAGCATCGCCGTTACCTTCCTCAGGAACCACGCGAGCAAGACGAAAGTTACGACAACCGCCTAGCCCGTAGCGTTTGCCCGCCTTTTTATCAGCGTCTTGAACGGATGCTGGCTGGCATGTTGACCAGAAAACCTGTACGACTTGAAGACGTACCTGATGTCATTCGTGAGCAGCTGTTTGATGTAGATCTTCAGGGCAACGATCTCAACATCTTTATTTACGAACTAGCCCGCAAAATGGTTCGTTATGGCCACGTTGGGATTCTTGTTGATTTCCCGCGTGGTGATGCTGATGCCGAGATCACAGACGCCAATCAACTGCGGCCTTATTGGGTTACCTATACACCGCGTGACATTCTGGGCTGGCGCTCTGAAATTCGTAATGGCGCACAACAGCTAACTCAACTGCGGCTGCGTGAAATCGTTTGCGTAGAAGACGGGGAATACGGCGAAAAATACGTTGAACAGATCCGTGTCCTACGTCCTGGCAGTTATCAGATTTACCGTCAAGATGACACAAAAGGCGCTTACAGCCTGATTGCAGAAGGCACCACCAGCCTTGATTACGTTCCTTTCGCCACGGCCTATTCCAACCGTGTTGGCCTGCTTGAGTCTCGCCCGCCACTCGAAGATATTGCCGAGCTGAACCTTAAGACCTATCAGATCCAAAGCGATCTTGATAACCAGCTCCACATCAGCGCCGTGCCGATGCTGGCGTTCTATGGCTTCCCCACTAGTGCAGAGGAAGTCAGTGCAGGCCCTGGTGAGGCAATTGCTTTCCCTTCTGATGGCCGTGCTGAATATATTGAGCCTGCCGGCAATAGCTTCGATGCGCAATACCGCCGTCTTGAGCAACTTGCTGCGCAGATCAATGAACTTGGTCTAGCCGCTGTCCTTGGTCAAAAGTTAAGCGCCGAAACTGCAGCCGCAAAGGCAATTGATCGCAGCCAAGGTGATTCAACCATGATGGTGATCGCCCAGCAGGTACAAGACGCAATCGACAACTGCTTACGTTTCCACGCTGATTACATTGGCTTGCCTCAGGCTGGCGCAAGTTTTGTGAACCGCGACTTTATCGGCGCACGGCTTGAAAGCTCTGAGGTGTTGGCATTGCTGCAGCTTTACACCGCTGGCACGATCACACAGAAAACCTTGCTTGATCAGCTGGCCTCTGGTGAAATCCTTGGCGACGACTTTGACGTTGAGGAAGAACTAGAGGCTACGCAGGCTGGTGGCTTGATTGAAATGGGCGGCGCTGAAAATCTTGGCGCTGAAGATGTTGCTGATGAAGAAATGCCTAGCGATGAGAGCGCTTAAAATTTGATTAGCTTATTGCTTGCGGGTCATGGCGCGTCGGTACTCTCGTGACAACAAAGGGCGTTTTGCGCCTTCTGGTCAAGGTGCAACGGCGAGAGGTGGAAGGCTGCGGACGGCTAGCGGTAAAAAACGTGAAACCGTCAAGGCAAGTCCAGGAGCCGCCGAAAAGTTGTCCAGCACTCCTAGAGGCACTATCGGCAAAACACGCAAGGAACGCGAGGTGCAGCGCTTGGATCGTCCAGGCGAAAAACGCTCTGCATTCAACGAAGCATACAAATCCCAACAAGCCGCTAATCAAGGATCGAAAAAACAAGCACCGGCCAAGCCCCCGGCGGGCTCCTTTGCAGCCAATAAAATTGAGATGGCAAAGGGCCGAGTAAAAGACTTTACGCAAAGGAAAAAGAGTATTGATTCAGAAATCAAAAAAACCCGCAATCAAATCAAAGAGGCCCGATCCAGCGCTATGACATTTGGAGCCGTTCCTGGATTGAGGCTAAAGTTGCTTGAACTGCAATCCACGTCAAAGCAAATGAAATCAGACATTGACAAGGCTAAAAAAGAGGCAAAGGGCCAATGAATAAGCCAAAAGTCACTGCCGTAGGTCGTCTTCTCAAGTCGAAGCAAGGCGAGCCACGTATTCACAAGGTTATTGCTGTCAATGCTGATGGCACGGTTGAAACTGTGCTTGAAAAACCAATGCAATGACGCAATCCGGCGTAACACCCCGCCTGCTAAACGTTGAGCAGTTCAAGCGACGTATTGATCGCAATCAACCTATTGTCAACATTTACCGTAACGCCATTGATTTAAATCGTTTCAGCAATGCAATCGCTAGGCGCATCATTGTTGCCTATAACGATTTGATCATCAGCGCCGTAAATGACTTGCGAGCGATTGATATTGGCGAAGCGACAGCAGGTGGTGGCATTATCTCACCAGACTCTGTTCAGGCTCAGCGGCTGCGCATCATTCTTGCTCAAACAAAGGAAAGCCTGAATACATGGACAGGCCGCAGCATTAACTTCCTTGGTACACAGCTGCAGGGCCTAGCAGAGCTTGAAACTGATTTTGTCGCCCAGCAATTACGCCTTGCCCTTGAAGGTGGATTGACGGAAGGCGGACGCGAGGTAATGGCAAGCGAGATTGCACGCCGTTCCGTTAATACCGTTGCCGTGACGCCTGATTTCGCGCAGGCTGTTGTGCGTTTTGATCCGGCAGATTACGCCGCAGTCCTGCCAGGTACAGGTCCATTTACCTTGAACCTTGCCGATGGCGCAGTGATGACGCTGCCGAATGGGCAGGTATTACGCAAGGCATTTGCCAAGCTTGCTGAAGACTCCCAGCAAAAATTAGGCGTAGCGATTCGTAATGGCCTGCTTGCCGGTGAGCCGACACCACAAATTGCACGCCGTTTAATCGGTAGCCTGCAACAGGGTGATACAACCAGCACAATCAAACAACTTGCTGCCAAAGGTGGTGAGCTGACCAGCCTTGCTGATAATCAGGTTCTGGCTCTTGTGCGTACATCTGTCAATGATGTGGCCAACGCTGCCAGCCAGCAGGTATACAAGGCCAACCCCAAGATCACGCAGAAGTATCAATACGTTGCCACGCTCGATAGCCGTACCAGCGCGATTTGTCGCACGCTAGATGGCAAGGAATTTGAATACGGCAAGGGTCCGTTGCCGCCCCAACATTACAACTGCCGCAGTACCACAATCCCTGTGGTGGACTGGGAAGGTATGGGCCTAACTCCACCTGATCAAATCATTGGCGCACCAAAGCGTGCCTCAAAAGATGGCCAGGTCGCTGGTGATCTTAATTACGCCAACTGGCTTAAAAACAAGCCTGATGTTCAACGCGAGGTGTTTGGCAGTAAGCAACCGTATTATCAACGCCTGTTGAAAAAGTACGGTCCCGAGGGTGCGTTGTCACGAATGGTGCGTGAAGACGGCAGCGAAGTTAGCCTGAAAGAGTTGCAGGATCGCTATGGAAACCCCGCAGCTTAGGCATTTCAAAGAAGGTTACGTTTGTAGCGATTTAATATCAGCGTTGGTTGGCGAAACATGGATTGACGCCATCTACACAAACCACGGATGGTTCACGCCTGACCTAGCCGTTAAATTGGAGTCAGTCACGGAATGGTTCGATGGCCAAGAAACCGACCAAGGCTGAAAAGAAAATCGGCAAGGTCATGTCTGAATACAAGGCCGGGAAACTGAAAAGCGGTAAGCCAGGCCCCGGCAAAGGCCCAACCGTCAAGAGCCGTAAGCAGGCAATCGCCATTGCACTAAGCGAGGCCGGCAAGGCACGCAAGCCCAAAGGTAAAAAGTGATGGCAATTGGCATCGGCTCCCGCGTTAGCTGGATTTATCAAGGCACTCGCACCTACGGCACTGTGACCGGCAAGGCTGGTAATCGCGCCACCATCAAAGGTCCAACCGGCGGCAAGGTAACCCGTGTCGGGACTGACTCTGATCCTGTCTTGCGGATTGAATCAGAATCAACGGGTAACCCAGTTCTGAAAAAGCGATCAGAATTGAAAGAAGCGCCTAAACGCAAATGAAAGGCCGGATCTGGGAAGGAAGTTGCACCTACCTCAAGTGTGCCGATGGCTTGATTGAAGGTCGCTTCTTATTCCCTGTGCCAAATACACCGGAAGGCCTTGGCGCCTTAATGGGCAGATTGGCCGAAGGTGTAGAAGTCATCACCTGCACAGAAGGTGAGGATGAAGACGACAACGAGGATGACGATGATTGAATACCGAGGCGAAAAATTTGAGGGCTACAACAAGCCCAAGCGCACGCCAAACCATCCGACCAAATCACATGTGGTCTTGGCAAAGGAAGGCGAAAAGGTGAAGCTGATCAGGTTCGGTCAGCAGGGCGTGTCAGGCTCACCAGCACGAAAAGGAGAATCGGAATCAGACAAAACACGAAGGGCATCATTTAAGGCCAGGCACGCAAAGAACATCGCCAAGGGCAAAATGTCAGCGGCGTGGTGGGCAAGCAACACAAAATGGTGAGTTACTGACCTTCAAGACGGTGTATCCGATCCTTTAGCTCGGCCACATACCGACGCAGTGCGTTGGCGTTGTCTGCGTGCCAGCAGTCATGGGTTTTTAGATACTCCCGCGTGTGCAGGTCAATCGCACGCAGCAGCTGGTGGATAACGGGATTCCACGGTTCACGCACTGGTGTATCCCATTCACGACGGGACATGACGTGCAAATTGCATCGTTTACTTATACACTTTGGCGGTAAACCCTACGGGTCACAATGTCTGAAGAACAACTGCAGGACGCTACGCCGATTGCAGACAATACCGACGCTGACGCACTCAAGCGCAGTGTTGAGGCGTTAGAGCGCAAGAATCATGAACTGATCGGCAAACTCAAAGCTGCAAAGGAGAAAGCCCCTGCCGTGCCAGATGGCGTTGATATTGAAGAGCTGATTCAGTACAAACGCCGTAAGGAACAGGAAGAGCTTGAATCAAAGGGCAAATACGATGAGGCCCTGAAGCAATATGCTCAGCAATTCCAAGAACGCGAGGAAGGTTACAAGCGGCGCATTGCCGAGCTTGAGGCACAGGTTGTCGTTAATCAGCTTGATAACCGCGTCATTGGCATCCTTGCTGAACAGGGTGCTCACAACCCGTCCGATGCACTGCGTCTTGTACGCGATCAACTGAAACTGAACGATGACGGCGTACCTGTGGGCATTGATGGCTACAACGAAATCCCGATCAGTGAATGGGTGGAAAAGCTCAAGCAAGAGCGGTCCTACCTCTTCAAGATGCAGCAGGCTCGCGGGAGTGGTGCGCCGATTGGTGCTAAGCCGATTTCAGGTGATACGCCCGTTGGCGTGAAAAACCCGTTTAGCCGTGAGCACTTCAACCTCACTGAGCAGTCCCGTCTGTATCGCACTGACCGGGATATGTACGAACGCTTGAAAGCAGCAGCTAACAATGCTTAATATGTAACCGTTAGCGCCTGAAGGTTACGCCTGACGCGCATTGGGTTACGCCCGCACCGTAAAAACATTTTGGAGATTTCACCGTGGCGACTCTTCGCTCCGATGTGATCATTCCCGAAATTTTTACGCCCTACGTCATTGAGCAAAGCACCCAGAAAAACCAGTTTCTGGCTAGCGGTGTTGCTCAGCCCATGGCTGAACTCAATGCAACGGAAGGCGGCGATTTCGTGAATGTTCCCTTCTGGAAAGCCAACCTGACCGGCGATCTGGAAGTTCTCACTGATTCCACCAGCCTGACCCCTGGCAAAATCACTGCTGACAAGCAAGTTGGCGTGATCCTGCACCGTGGTCGCGCTTTTGAGGCTCGTGATCTTGCTGCTCTGGCCGCAGGTTCTGACCCCATGGCTGCCATCGGCGCCAAAGTTGGTGAGTACGTTGCCAACCAGCAGCAGGCTGACCTGTACAAGTGTCTTGAAGGTGTGTTCGGTGCCCTGACCGGCGGCGATTCCCCTGCCTTCAGCGACCTGCGTTTCGACACCAGCACTCAGACTGCCCTGAGCCCCCGCCACGTTGCAAAGGCTCGTGCAATCCTTGGTGATCAAGGCGAGAAGCTCAGCGCCGTTGCAATGCACAGCGCCTGCTATTACGACCTTGTTGAGCGCAAGGCCATTGATTACGTTCTGGCTTCGGATCTGGGCATCAGCCCCGACACCTCCATGCCTGACGCATTCGGCGGCTCTATCGCTTCGGCTTACACCGCTGATTACCGCGTCCCCACCTACATGGGTTTGCGCGTGATCGTGTCGGATGATATCACCAATTCGGCTGGTGTTTACGCTGCTTACTTCTTCACCAACGGTGCTATCGCCACTGGTGAGCAAGCTGCAATGCGTACCGAAACTGACCGGGACATCCTGGCTAAATCGGATGCAATGTCCATCGACATGCACTACATCTACCACCCGGTAGGTGCTAAGTGGGGCGTGACAACCACCAACCCCACCCGTGCTCAGCTTGCCACTGTCGGCAACTGGTCGAAGGTGTACGAAACCAAGAACATTGGAATCGTGCGTGCATCTGTTAGCTCCAATTACGACTGATAGGAGGAACTAACAATGGCTTCTCAATTTGAAGTGTCGGCTGGTAAGTCGATTGGCTACACCTCCGGTCTCGGTGGTGCTGTCACTCAAGCCACCAGCAAATCCACTGGCGTCACGCTGAATAAGCCTTGCGGCGCCATCACCATGCACAACGCTTCGCTGTCCGGCGACGCTGAGGTTTCCTTTACGGTGACCAATAGCGAAGTGGCAGCTACTGACGTGGTGCTTGTGTCCGTCAAGTCTGGTGCTACCACTGGTAAGTACCTGCCTTTCGTGACTGCAACTGCTGCTGGCAGCTTTGAGATCACCGTTTCCAATGTCGGTTCTACCGCTGGTGAAGCCGTGGTGCTCAACTTCGCTGTTATCAAGGCTGCTGCTGCCTGATGTCGTTGTTTGCCTTCCGGCGACTGCGTGAACGTGAGGCTCTGGCGAATGCTGGGGCCTCTTTTTCTAGTGCAGAGCCCAGCCCTAAACTTGAAACAGAAGAGCCGACGACTAAAAAACGTCGCACCGTAAAGCCCAAGGTGGAGCCTACCGATGCCGATCTCGATTAACGCCACGGTTGGTTCAGCCTCTGCAAATTCTTATCTGACGCTGGCGGACGCACAGGCGATTATTGATGGTTTTGTTGAGGATGCTGATGTGGTGGCATGGGCATCGGCCACAACTGATCAAAAGAATCGGGCGTTGTATAGCGCAACGCAGCGGTTGGATCGTGAGCGTTTCCTTGGTGCTCGTGCCACTGATACGCAAGCCTTGCAATGGCCTCGTACTGGTGTGCGCAAGCCTGACACCTACATCAATACCTACGCCGTAGGTTTCCCATTCCGTATTACAACGGATTATTTCACTGATACTGAAATCCCTGATCAGGTCAAAAAGGCTCAGGTTGTTCTGGCCGTTTACTTGAACAACAACAAGGATGGGATGGGCCTGACGGGACTCGAGGATTACAACAGCGTCACCATTGGCCCGATCAGCGTATCGGTGAATAGCAATAACCAGCAGGCTGGCGTTGATAACATCCCGCCGATCATGGAGCGTTATCTGACTGGTTTACGCATTAGCGGGCCTGGCAATATCGCAGTGCGCCGCGCCTGATCATGGGCATGTTTTCCTTTGGCGGTGGTGATTCCGTTCTACGTAGCGGCTTTGAGATCCCCACGCATGACTTCATCAGCAACACCTACGACGGCAGTAACAATCTGACGCAGGTTGAGTACAAGCGTGGTGGCGCTGCCGGGAAAGTGGTGGCCACGTTGACCTTGACCTATGACGGCAGCAATAACCTATTAACAGTGAGCTGTGCGTTGTAATGGCTGCCAGCTTTG